CTCGACTTTCCCCGGCATCAATGCCACCGACTGTTCACACTGATTCCCCCACGTATGCCACCCATCGCCTTGCTGGCGTGCGAAAAGTTCTATACGTGGAACATCCCCCAGCAACTGAACAAGCTTTTCACGAAAAGCATCAGGCTTAGCGCTATGCTCCATTCTTGGCGCCGTGACGTGCTGACAGATCGAAGCATCAATTCGTGGTGGCAATTTCCCCCTGACGGCAAATAGACAATCCTCGCTGTTGGCGCGTGTCATGTGACCCATACCGATTGCACTATTTCCCTTCACTCGGTTTGTTTTGTGCCAAGTGAAGCCCTTCATCGTCATCAGTCTGAATCCCCATGACCGCATTACCTGCAGCGCCTCTTCCGGTTGCGTCGGCACCCACCACATAGCCAAAAGGCACGAGTCAGCAGCCAGCTCCCAGACCGGCAGACGGCAGATATCAGCAACTGTCATCGTTGGGTACTTGAAACCTGCACCACGCTTCCCATCAGCGCACTTATCGTTGTATGTCCAGGGTGGATCTGCGTAAATCAGTGAATATTTCATGCAAAACTCCCTTCAGCCTTGCGAGCCAGATAGCGCACTACGCAGTAATCAGTGCTGAACCGCTGGCGTTGCCATTCAATCAACCAGCCCTGACGCTGGGCGTACTTTCGAAAATCACCGCGTTCTTGCCACGTGCGGCGGGCTTCTCGGAGCATCCACCAGCGCCACATACGATGAGCAATTACCAACAGTGGCATAACATCAATTCCAGATACGCACTTCATGCTGAAGGCTCCTTCTCAACGGCAACCAGGCGGTAGAAATAAACCCATTTCCCCGATTTGCTTTTCGCCATCCGGCGTTCCTTAACCAGCCCCTGGAATGGCTTGCTGAATTCACGCAGACGAGCGCTGATAGCTGCTTGCGTGTCGTAGACGCCGTACATCTCCCCCACCAGCCGTTCAAGGTCACGCAGCGTGCGCCACGTTGCCCCAGCAGCGGCATTTCGCACGCGGCAAATCTGGCTATCTGGGTTGTCTTTCAGGTAACCTTCGCGAACCAATCGACGAATACCCTTGTTGATGCGTTCGTTTTCTAATGCGTCTACCGGGATCGTTAATTTCCTCATGCCTTCATCCCCTTGCGGCCGCGCATGCTGGACCAAGTAAACGGAACCCAAATACCGCCATCGGTCTGGCGATCCATTACTCGCTCTCCAACCATGCCAACCATTTCCTCGAAAGTTTTGTTGGTCAGCATTCCCGTTGGCTTCAACTGCAACTGACGGCGATCAACGATGTTGGTCAGCAGGTTGATTTCATAGTCTGAGCCTTTCTGCAGGCCCACTTCATCCAGCACCAGGAGATCAAGCTGGCAAAGGTCGCGCAGCAGATCGGCCTCCTTTACGAGACTGTCTTTGCTGAATGTGGCGCGGTGGTTTTCGAATAATTCAGAAACAGTCATGACCATCGCTGAGTGACCGCGGCTGATCAGGTTTCTTGCAATGGCACTGGCCAGATGGTTCTTACCTGTGCCGCAGTTGCCGGAGAACACAAAACCCCCGTGACTCTTTCCGAACGTCGTCACAAAACCTTTAGCGGCATCCAGGGCGGCTTGCTGTTCAGGACATTCCACGCGGTAATTACTGAATGAGCACTCCCGGTGCATCGGTTGAATACCCGATCTTCCAATGATTTTCTCAATACGCGCCTGGCGATTACGATCCGTGATCTGCTGGTTCGACTTTAAAGCCTCCTCTGCCTGAAACTTCTTCCAACCTTCGACGGTCGTGAACCGTGGTTGTACATGGGCTGGCTTTAGCGCCAATAGGCGCGCCATCACATCAGTTGACGATGCCATCATGTTCACCCCCTGTTGGTAAGCCATTGCTGAAGCCCGGCGGGATTGCGCCTGTAGCTGGTGTTACGCGGTGATTCGTGCTGGTTTGCCATTTGCCGTTGATACAGGCTGGACGCCCTTTCTTGTCCCATGCAGTGCTTGATTGCTGATAGCCGGGAAATTTCGTGGGGGCAAAAAGCGTTGTAGGGCGCAGGTAATCCGACATAGCCAAGTCGTTACCCCATTTCGCATTCATGTAATCAACGGTTTGCACCAGCTGCTTGACAGTGAATCCATCGCGAATACGTGCCCGGATGTTTTCCAGTGAAGTTTTCGAGGTCTGATAGCGTGAACCAGTCACAAGATTCAGGTGTTTTAAAACCTCCTTCGCTTGGTCAGTGATCAATACTTCGTCGTCGGTCTGCGCAGCAGGCTGACAAGTAGGTTTTTTACCTGATGGATCTTGTTTTGAATTTACTGACGGATCCCCCCCAGATTCTGGCGGGTGAGAACTGCCTTTTTTCGTGTTTTCTGAACGGTCGGATTCTGAACGTTCAGATTCTGACATATCAGATTTTGAACGGTCAGATTCTGACGTGTCAGATTTTGAACGGTGAGACTCGATGCTTAATGCCGCTGCCTTCAGCTTTGGCACATTCAGGGTGTAAATATTGCTGTCGTTTCGCTGCCCTCTACGGCGCTCCTTGCGTGTCAGCCATCCATCACTTTCTAATTCGCCGATCGCTGTCGTTACCGTACTACGGCCAGCACCGATCTCACGGGCAATTTTCTCAATCCCCGGATAGCAGATCCCTTCATCATTCGAGAAGTCAGCCAGACGAAGCATTACAAGCAGCTTGGTACCCTTTACACCGTGTGCAGCGCATCCGTCCCAGACGTAACTTGAGACTTTCACGCTCATACAGCAGCTCCCGGCGCCGGCAGTGCCAAATACTTGAAGCGATCCACAACTTCCTGCAAAGCGCTGTGGGTGACAGGCATCCAGCCGCCCGGTATTCTCATCACATAACGCAACGGCATAAGCGGCTTGGAACAGCTTGAAGCCACACACCGAAATTGCCCACGCAGCCGACTATCTGCTAATCTGTTCATGCGTTAATTACTCCACACGTTTAATTGATGCACTCGACGCCCGGGACCGCATATCCTGGGCGTCACCTTCTCCAAACATCATCACTGTCACCGCGTAAATCTCAGCCACCAGCGATTGGATCCGGTAACCCTTCGCTTTCAGTTTTTTGCTCTCGTCGCTGTCCAATACCCCATCAGCTGTAAATTCGTTATGTGCCTTGGCAAACAGTCCCAGCGCCGACATCAGTTCGTTGAACTTCACCAGCAACTCTTCGTTATCCACCTGTTCAATCTCCGGTAGCTTCACGAAAACGCCACCAGCTCGTTTGCACATCGCTTCAGTGATATCGCTACGACCAGAGATCGACTCCATTTCAGCTGCCATACCCAGCGGTACTACCTGACCAGACACCTGACGAACGCGATTTCGCAATGCGTTTTCGGTACCGGCCACCGGGTCCAGCTGCTGAGCCATCGCGCTGTACTTACCTGGGAACAACGTGATCAGCTTGTGTATGGCCTCGCTGATGTCGTCCTGGGTAGGAAAGTCTTTGTTGTCCACAAGGTTTCTCCGCTTCTGTGGTTTTTGTTAAGCCGCTGGCGCGGTAGACTTTTTGTAAAGAGAGAGATCAACTTTCAGTTCACCATCAGTAATAACCTGGATCTCGAATGCTCGACCTTTGGGAATAATCTCCCCCCAACCCGATACGGAGGCATGCGACAGCCCTAATGCCTTGGCTGTTTTGCCCACCCCATCGAAGTACGAAATAACATCATCTTTTTTCATGGCTCACTCTTTGGTAAGGGAATGGAACACTTGGATAGTAGGATATCTTACATTAAAGAGTCAAGGAATCCTACATTGCTAAATGGTAGGATTACCAACATGGAAATGAATGACCGAATTCGATCAAGACGCAAAGAGTTGAAGCTAACTCAGGACACCTTAGCCAAGCGCATAGGGGTCAATCGTGTCACCGTCACTGGCTGGGAGTCAGGCGACTATAAACCTGGTGGTGAGAACCTCCAGGCTCTAGCCGCTGCCCTAAGCTGCAATCCAAACTGGCTTCTTGAAGGCGGCGATATTGACGAAAACATCACATATGTAGGCAAGGTTCGACCAGGGCTTGTCCCTGTTGTTGGTGATGCCGTTTTAGGAGTTGATGGCATGATCGACATGGTCGAGTACCGTGGTGGATGGCTGAAGATTTATAGCGATGATCCGAATGCATACGGGCTTCGCGTTCGTGGCGATAGCATGTGGCCGCGCATCCAGTCTGGTGAGTTCGTTCTCATCGAACCAGGTACCTCAGTGCATTCTGGTGATGAGGTATTCGTTCGTACAGCAGACGGCCATAACATGATCAAGGTGCTCAACTACACTCGCGACGGCGGTTACCAGTTTACCAGCATCAATCAAGACCATAGACCAATCACACTGCCGCAAAGTGCAGTGCTGAAAGTAGAGTATGTGGCCGGCATCCTCAAGGCCTCGCGCCATGTTGAGGATGAAGAGGTTAATCACTCCAAGCTGTAGATGCCGGCAGTTGCTTGGATAATGAGTTCCAAAGTCGAGAATAAAATGAAAATCGGATACCTGTTCCCCGTCGCCATCATCGTGGTGGCTGTAGTGCTCCTGGCTTGGTTTATCATCGGCGGGTATGCGATGCCTAGTGCTGGCGCTTAATCGCTCGGGCTGGCCACACAGGTTTTTCTGTGGGTCTCCTCATAGGATTTATCGGATTCATCAAAGCCAGCATAAAAAGTCAACCAATAAAGTTACTTATACGCTATGTTGTATTACATAGGACACGACGTATAACTGCTGACTGATACTGATCAAAAAACCATTATCAGAAGTAGTACCAAAGTTACTTTTTTGTATGTAAAATGCGCGCCACAAAAATATAATTTAAATCGATAGGTCAAACCTGTTGAAAAACTGCACTACAGCGCATATATAAGGAGTATAGTAAGTGTCCGAGCAATTTCAGCAGGCTGAAAAACAAGACGGATTTGAGGCCTCCATTGAAGAAAAGCAGCTGTACAGCATAAAGAAAGCTGTTATTGGTCTTATTGAATTCGTTACTACTAGCTTGGATCAGCTAGGGATTGACAAGCTTCATGAGCTTGTTGACCCATCACTTGATGAGCTTCATGGCATCATCATGCAACTTGACGCTGAAGCAAAAGTTCATGGTGATCTGAACCTCAACCAAGCTTTGTTGTTTGCACAGATCTTGATCAACGACATCAAGCAAAAGAATCCAGAAATGTGCGCCCACAGTTCCAGGATGCTGAAAAGCGCACAAATTCTTTAATACAAGTACGCACACAAAACGGAGAGTTCACATGTCCAAACAAGACAGCATTAAGAGAATGTTATCTCTAGCGCATCGTCTGGATGCCATCGTTGCAGAAATGAATGCTCGCAAAGAGCTCATGATGCAAGACATGTATGCGAAAGCTGCATGATAAATCCGCTACTTGATAGCGCTTAAAACCCGGCCAACGAGCCGGGTTTTTTGTGCCCTCCCCCTGCCAATCCCCCTACTGCGTTCCCCTTGATTCCACTAGCCCAACATTCACTCAAACTAAAATGTCAGATTACCTACATTTTAATATTGACTTAAAATGTCAGGTATCCTACATTTGTTTCATCAGCAGCGAAGAGGCAGGACGCCCACGAAGTAGCCGCCAGAGGCACACGAAGATCGGGATGATTCGCTGAACCAGGATCAAAGCAGAGGGTTACACGATGAAATTACAGCAATCAGAAAAACGCCTTTCCGGCCTGCGTCGCCCATCTGGCAAATTTGACTACCGCAGGATACGTCGGTCACTGCGCAACAACGCTAAGGCAGCAGCATGGCCGGAGAAAGGTATAACGCCTGAACAATCACGGCGATTCCTGGGTTATGCCAGAAAATTGGCCGCAACCAAATAACACCCACCGCGCCCTACGGGGCGCACTGAGGAAAGCATGAGCAAAAGAGGATGGCGGTCTTTGGTTTATTGCGTTGTTGGTTGTTCTGTTTTCTGGTTTTTACTTTGGATTTTTGTTCACTACGCCGGGTGACCGGCGCACAACGGTAAGAGCACTGGCCGGGCCTAAAAGTAATAACTGATGGCATGCGCAGATGCTGAGTTTACCGGGATGACAGCCGGCGCTGCTGCGATGCGAGTCACGATGTCACGCCCAGTGCTCTTTCCGTTGTGGTTCAAGGCTGGAAACTTCAGGGGCGTTGTTTACCAGCCACCACACCAAATGCGCCGGGCCGGCGGCACTGCAGCGAAAGCGAGCGCAGATATCCGGCAAGTATCCATGCTGTGTGTTTAGAGAAGCCTTTGGCGCCTGTTCGCTGGGTTGGTGTCAGCCGCTATTTTTTCACATATCTGGTGGCGTACTGTGTCGGTCCATAATTTATATCTACACAGTATAAATAACCGGCGCGGTGCGCCACCTGATGTGTGAGTAATTAACCGGGAGCCAGCGCTATGCGGGCGTCTTGCCTCCCTTATCAAAAACCGATTTTCTATCTGCGGAAAATTGCCAGTTTCTGGCAGGGATTCGCTTTGCCGAAAATCAGTGTGGGGTTATTAACGTATGAGCTGGATTACCACTTTTACAGGCCGTCACTTGGACTATGCGGCGCCTGCAGTAGAAAGCATCTGTATTGAGGATATCGCCCAGGCACTGTCCCATGAATGCCGCTTTGCCGGCCACCTGCCGAACTTCTATAGCGTGGCCCAGCACTCAGTGCTGTGCAGTCAAATTGTGGCGCCTGAGTTTGCCCTGGAAGCGCTGATGCACGATGCCACAGAAGCCTATTGCAAAGACATCCCGGCGCCACTCAAACGCATGCTTCCAGATTATCAGCGGATCGAGGACCAATTCGACGCTGTGATTCGCCAACGCTTCGGCCTGCCACTACAGATGGATATGGCCGTGAAGTATGCAGACCTGGTGATGCTGGCTACCGAACGCCGGGATCTTGATATCGATGATGGTCAGGTATGGCCAATGTTGGAAGGTGTTTTCCCAGCGGACATCGTAATTAATCCGGTGATGCCGCTACAGGCGCGGGCAATGTTCATTGCTCGGTTTAATGAGCTGACCGAATGGGGAGTGCTGTGATGGTTAACGTTAAACATGGAGATAAACAGCATGGCTAAAAACTCAACTGAGGCCTACGGCGCCAGCGGCAAAACCAACGTGCTCAATTTTGAGCCCGAAAGGCTGCACCTCGTAACCGACACAGCACACCCTCTCTATGATGAGCGTATCCACTTGCCGCTTGATGAGGCAATGGTATTGAACATCCTGGATCAGGGGGTACTGGAGCCAATCATCGTTTGGAAAGACCCTGAAACCGGCCTCTCATGTGTGGTCGATGGTCGTCAGCGTGTACGGCATGCCATTGAGGCAAACAAGCGATTGGCAGCTGCAGGAAAGGATCTGTTATTTGTCCCTGCCGTAACAAAACGTGGCTCTGCTGTTCGCATGGCCCAAGCAATGATCAGCGCCAACGAAATTCGGCGTGCCGACACCCCGCTGGGCCGAGCCAAGAAGATGGCCGATGCGTTGGAACGCGGCCACGATGAAGAAGATTTGTCACTGATGTTTGGCGTCGGCGTGCAGACGATCCGCGCCACACTCGCCCTACTCGATGCCACTCAGGCCGTTAAAGATGCGGTTGAATCTGGCGACATTACCGTTACCCAGGCTCGCCAGCTGGCTAACCTCACACCCGACGAACAGCGCGAAAAAGTGAAAGAGGTCGAAGCGGCAACCGCCGGCACCAAAGGCCATGAAAAGGCACGCCGGCAGCGCCAGGTGATTGGCTATGCCAAACCCCGCATGAAGTCCCGAAAAGAAATCACAAAAGCCCTGGAAGGTGCGAGCGGTGATTACGCTCAGGCGCTCCGCTGGGTGCTGGGAGACGAACAATGATTACCGTTAAGCGCTATAACCCAGACGCTGCAATGAGCATTTCCCGTGAACACGCCTGGATGAGAGAAACACCTGAAGGCGGTCATGTTGAATACGGCGACTATGCATCGCTATTCGCTCAGTTTGAATTGGTGAAGGCTGAGCGCGATGCGCTGGAGCGTCAGCTTTCAATGTCGGAAGCCAAATGCAAAGGGTATTTCTCTGACGCTGCGGCGGCGCTGGTGAGGTGCGATGCGCTGGCTGTGGAGAATCAGGCTCTGTCCGCAGCACTATCGTTGATTTCCGGTAGCTATGGACTTTCGCCACACATTCAAAGCATGTGCGCTGTTGATACCCCCACCACTGACTCAGCACTTGCAGCTATCCAGGCGCAGGGAGTGGAGAAGTTTGCAGCAGCACTTGATGCCCTTTCCGCTCAATCAGCGTCAGCTACAACCCAGGCAAACTTTCGGGCGGCTGCAGTTTATCTGCGCGCAGAGGTTCTTCCAGCAATCGGGGAGGCCAAATGATGGAAATCTTCGACCTCGAAAACGTCTACGACGAGCAGATAAGCCCGCTGATGCAGAAAATCATTGCCATCTGCCAAGATAATAACATGCCAATGATCGCCTCCTTTGCGTTCGAGAATTGCGAAGAGAGGAACCTTGGCTGCTGCACAACCATCCTTAACGATTTCGATGATCGCAAAGTTGCTGAGTTTACTCAGGCGGTGCGCATCATTCAAAAATCGCCACAGGTATTCGGTTTCGCGATTACTTCTGGGGAGGCCAAATGAAAGAGCGCCCAGTGATTTTCAACTCAGAAATGGTGAGAGCGATTTTATCAGGCCGCAAGACCCAGACGCGGCGAGTGGTAAGTGATCGGCATCTGCGCCTGATCGACGTGGCTTCGCAGGTTGGCGAATGCTATCCACTGGAGTCTGGAATCGACCATGCCAACAGCCAGAGCTATTACCGCGAGCATTGCCCATTCGGCCAGGTAGGCGATCGGCTGTGGGTGCGCGAGACGTGGAGCTCAGATTTTGCCAATTACTATCCAAATGATCGCGTCTGGTATGCAGCGGATAACAATCGCTGTTCGGATATAGAAGTAGTGAATGGCGTTCGGGGAATCTATAGCCCTGAAAGTGATGTTCATGTGCCATTTCGCTGGCGCCCATCAATCCACATGCCGCGCTGGGCCAGCAGAATCACGCTGGAAATAACAGCCGTGCGCGTTGAGCGGCTGAACGATATCAGCGACGGTGACGCGATACGCGAGGGCTGCAGCGCCGCTGATATGAAGAGTGGCGACTGTGTAGCTGACGTATTTGCGCGCCTGTGGGCATCAATCTACGGCGCAGAAAACTGGCACGCCAATCCCTGGGTGTGGGCGATATCGTTCCGGAGGGTTAAATGATTAAACCATGCCCCTCTTACCCGGGTTACTCGGCGACAGATGATTGCAGGATTGTTTCTCACCGCCGACGCGGAACAGGCAAAAATCGTGGATCTGTTTCGAGCATTGACCCTGCGTTCAGTTATTACCTGAAGCAATGCAAGAAAAATAAGGGCTATTTGAATGTCAGCATCTCTTTTGAATCAGGTAAATCTCGCTCAGTTGGAGTTCATCAACTTGTCGCAGATGCTTTCCATGGGCCATGCCCAGCCGGACTGCAAGTAAGGCACCTGAATGGAGATCCAAAAGACAATCGTCCGTCAAATCTGAAATATGGCACAGCCAAGGAGAATGCGGATGACAGAAAGAGACATGGAACATATCAAATAGGCGGAAAACACCCAGGATCAAAGCTTACTGATGAGCAGGCGCAGAAGATAAGAAGCCTAAGGAGTGGAGGCAAGAAGGTGAAGGACTTGGCGGCTCAATTCCTGGTAAGCACATCAACTATTGAATCCATTATTTATGGCCGCTCATACAAACAGCAAGAACCAGTCCAGCGGGCCGAGGCCCAGGAGAAAGCATTATGAGCGTATGCATGGTTGATATTCGCCGACCTAACCAACGGATTCCTGACATCGAAATGCCAAATCACACATGGTTTTGTGTGCTGGATATCCCCGGCATGGAAGCGCTGACAGACACCAGGAAATTCTGTGACACGGCAATTGCTACTCCAGCCAAGGCCAAGAAGATGGCTGATTTGGTTGAAGCATGGACCCCGCCGGACGGTTGGTGCAACGGTAACGACAAAGAATGGCACGCCAGAATGAAGGGCTACATCGTCGAGTTCCTTCGCAACTGCAACGGATTCAGAGTGAGGTAACGAGATGGACAATAAGAGCGAACTGAGCAAGCCGGTGGCGCAGATTTACTACGATGAGCATGATTCGTCAGTAATGCGTATCGGTTGGCTTCGTAGCGATGAGCCAAAAAACCCGGAGCCACTCTACTCGCAAGAGTACGTCTCCGCCCTAATTCAGCGAGCTGAATGCCTAGACTCGATGCTCACAGAATCAGTGCAGGCGCTTAAAGAAACGGAACAGAAAAGCGCAGAACTCGAACAGGCTATGCGTCACATCCACGGCGCGTTGTTGGATATCACAGTACCAAGAGTTGCGATAGCCAAAGCCGCAGAATTGGCAGTTGAGCACGCATCCATGAAGGAGCAGAGCAATGGATAAATTAAGCGAACTAAAAGCGGCCGCAATGGCAGCAACTCCGGGGCCGTGGTTTGTGCATGAAAAACCCTGCGAAGACGGAAATTACGGCATTGATACATCAGATAACGAGTGGACTGCGGAGGCCGTGGTCTGGTGGGGTTTTGCTAGGGAGAGTATCTGGAGGGAGGAGGATGCCCGTTTCATCGCCGCAGCTAACCCTGCTGCAGTTCTCGCCCTGCTGGCAGAGCTGGAAGCGAAGGCCCTGGAAGGCAGGTGTATCGAGCAAGAGCGGGAGCTTTACCGCGTTGAGCGCACTGCTCACCAGCAGCATGCACAGGAGCTTGAGAAGCGCATCGCCGAGCTGGAGGCCATCCGGGCAGCAGCTGAAAAACTGGTGCGCTGCAAGGGTCGCTACCACAGCGAACAAAACTACCGAGCCTTGGCCGCGCTGTTTGGCGTTACCACTCCTGACCTCCAACCGGCTGACGGGGATAGCGAGGCGGTAATCGCTGAATTACGTGCCAAGCTGGCTACGCCGGTGCGGTTGCAATCGCCCTGGGTGGATAAAGTTGGCAATCGCTGGCTGCTGGAAGGGACTACAGCCGATGTAATCCGCGCAGCCGGGTTTGCGGTCACCGTAGCGGGGGATGAGTAGACATGACCACAGCAACCGAACTTATAAGCCGCGATCTTCTGGAGTGGGACAACCTGCAAAAGCGCTACTGGTGTGCATCTTCTCTCCCGCGCGCAGAGCGCTTCAAGCACAACCCGAAGCGCAAGCAATACCGACGAGACAAGGTTCTCATCAGGCTTCTGAAGCTTAACATCGATGCGGCACGTAACAGAATTGCACGGGGGACCCATGACACTAACGACTGAGACGATCAAACAATGGCGAAGCGATGCCGAGAATATCGCGCGCCGGAGCTGCGAGTACGAGACAGAATATTCCGCAGCCGAGGCTATATTGGCGCTAACGGCCGAACTCCTGGCTAACCGGGAGGCGCAGCCGGCGGAATGGAGCGGCTGGGCCTGCCAATTCCCCGTACATATGCCGCGATTGTACGGTGACAGGGCCATAGCAGAAATAAACTGCGATTACGACGGAGGCGCTCGGTTGCTGTTCTTGTCTTCTGCCCAGCCAGCATCAGCCAACGCACAAATCGCGGGGTATTTCGTGCGCCACCGCTCGGCATGGGACAAACCATCAAAATGGAGGTTGTGGACTGAATGCAGCGCTGAGGATTACGCCGAATTCTGCAAAATCATAGCATCAGGCGATGCCGACGCGGGGCGTTTCTATGAGGCTCGCATTCTGTACTATGCCCCGCCAGCGCCAGCAGTGCCGGACTTCAAAGCACTGGCTGATAATCTTGTCGAAAATCTTGTCGATTGCGGCGGGGCAGATGAAGAAGCTGTTGAGCAATACCTTGCGTTCGCTGAAAAAGCCTGCCGCGCCGCAATGCTGTCTCAACCTGTAAGCCAGCGTTACACGTTGCCAGAGGGATTCAAGCTGGTGCCGGTAGAGTCAACTGACGCATGGGCTGAGCGTTACTGCGAATTGACAAACAAACACCCAGACGGCGGGCTGACGACATGTATCGGTGACGGCGCTGTAACAATCACGTTCCGCGAAAAGTCCAAACGCGAAATTGACGCAATGCTGGCCGCAGCGCCGGAGGGTGGGAATGGCTAAGACAGCAGCAGAACGTAAAGCGGCCCAGCGAGCGCGCCAGCGTAAAGGTGGGATCGTTATTCGTGAGCTGCAACTGGAGCCAGAAGAAGAGCAGATGGCGCAGCAACTTTTAACAGGTCTGCGCCCTGGCCGCGAACCTTACGACTTCAACGAGGTTGTAGGGCTGCTAATCCGGCGATGCTATGCAGAATATCTGCAGACACTGCTCCACCAGCAGCAGCGAAATTGTAAAAAATGCGGCGATAAACTGCCGGTAAATGAATGTCCGTGCGTAGGTGATGCGGCGTGCTGGCTTACCCTAGGATGGCACGAAACGAAATTAACAGTGTGA